GCGGTTCTATTTCACCACCAAACGAATCAAGAAGGCATTGAGATGGCTCAAGAAGGTACAGACATGTCCAATGTGGTTCAACTAGGCTCAAATCGGCTTGAACAGGTTTTAGAGCCCACTCTAGAGACGCTCTATGGCTCTACGACTCCACGAATCCATTCACGCTTGCGTCCGGATCTCGCTTCACGCGGGCAAGAGCTCATCGATTTCAGCAATAGCATCGGATTCCCGCTTATGCCGTGGCAAGAGTGGCTTGCGATTGAAGCTCATCGAGTCAAGCCGGACGGTCGATGGTTGCACCCGCTTGTCCAATTGGTCGTCGCTCGTCAGCAAGGCAAGACGACATTCATGAAGCAGCGCATTCTCATGGGACTCTTTGAATGGGGCGACAAGCTTCAAATCGGCACGGCTCATCGATTGACGACTTCTCTCGAAACATTTCGTGATCTTGTGCAGACAATTGAAGGAAATGACGAATTGGCAAGACGCGTCAAGCGAATCCGGTGGGCTCATGGATCGGAAGAAATTGAGCTCTTGGCAGAGCATGGCGGTGGTCGCTATATGGTAAAAGCCGGAGCATCGGCGGCGAGAGGAATTTCAAAGCCAAGTACCGTCCACATCGATGAGACACGCGAGCTCAAAGACGAATCCACTTGGGCATCTCTTCGGTACACGATGATGGCTGCCGAGAATCCTCAGCTGTGGAGCTATTCAAACGCCGGCGATCAACACTCGATTGTCTTGAATCAAATTCGCGAGCGCGGGATTGGCGCAGCCGGTGGATCTACCGATGACATTGGATTCTTTGAATGGTCTAGCGATTACGACAAAATCGACGATTCTCCGGAATTTTGGCGTGGAGCTGCGAAAGCAAATCCGGCACTCGGTCACACCGTCCACATCGACAATCTCAGAGCTGTTATGAATGATCCGCCCGATGTTGTCCGCACCGAGGTATTGTGCAGATGGGTACAAACAATTTCCAGCGCCATTCCAGCCGGTGAGTGGGCTGAATGTGGAATGGATGGCTACGAAGTCGATCGCGAGAAGACGGTATGGCTTGGCTTGGATTGCTCACCGGATCGCCGCGACGCAGCTCTTGTCCTAGCGCAGCAAATGGAGAATGGCGAATTCTTCGTCAAGCTGATCCGTACTTGGCACAATGCCATTTCGCTCGATGACAAGGCGATCGCAAATGACATCGCCGAGCACTTCCAAGAATATCCCGTGGAAGTCATCGCGTATTCGCGCCGTACATCTTCAGCAATTGCGGCTAGACTTCAGCCAGCCGGAATCCCAATCGCCGATATAGACGGGGCTCTTTACGGTCAATCTTGCGACGAACTTTTGGGAGCAATATCATCGAAGAGACTCAGACATGGAAATCAACCGGAATTGACGAAGCAAGTCTTGTCAGCCGTGCGGCTTCCATTTGGCGATGGGGCGTGGACTATTGGACGGAAGGCGTCTCAATCAACTGTCTGCGCGACGGTTGCATCTGCGCTCGTCACGCACTACGCGACACGCCCAGAGACGGATCTTGACATTATGATCGGCTAGATGTATCGGATCTTTAGAATTGGCGCATGGGTTTATTCGATTTTCTAGTACCGGCGCAGCCTAAGGCTGAAGTACAGATTGACGCTTCTCTTGCGCCTGTAAATGCTATCGACGCAATTGGCTCTCCGTATTTTACTTACGGACAAACAGCTTCTCGATCCGAAGCGATGGGCGTTCCTGTAATAGCTCGCGCGCGCGGAATTATATGTTCCACCGTGGCTTCGCTGCCATTGGAAACAAAAGTCAAAGAGACAGATGAAACTGTCCCAAGCTTTCGCGTAATCAATCAACCCGATCCACGAATTACCGGCGCAGAATTTTGGGCGTGGATTGCCGAGGATCTTCTCTTTCGTCCGGCTGCGTATGCTCGCGTACTTACAAGATATGCAGACACCGGACGCATTCAATCAATGGAAAGAATTGCACCGGAACGCGTCGAAGTTCAAACAGATGCACTTGCAACCGAAGTCATTGGCTATCGCATCGATGGATATTCAATTGACGCAGCTGATCTCGTAGTCTTTGGAAATATGCAAGAAGGATTGCTCAATCGCGCCGGTCGTACCGTGCGCGCAGCTCACGCGCTTGAAAAAGCGGCGTATGACTTCGCAATGAATCCAATTCCACAGATTGTCTTGTCAAGCAATGGCGTACAGCTTCCAAAAGATCGCGTCGCTTCGCTTATCAATGCTTTTAAGAATAAAGCTTCAAAGGCTGTCACATTCTTAAACGCTGACATCAAGATGGACACAATTGGATACGATCCAAAGAATCTTCAAATGAATGAAGCTCGTCAATATCTTGCTCTTGAGCTTTGCCGTGCGATTGGCTTGCCGGCTTGGTTCGCTTCAGCTGATCCGTCATCGATGACATATTCAAACGCGGTCAATCAACGCCGTGATCTCATTGACTTTTCAATTCGTCCAATTCTCACAATCATCGAGCAGCGTCTATCACTCACAGATTTCACGCCGGCTTCACAGTACATTCGTTACGACCTAGACGATTTCTTGCGTGGCAATCCTTACGAGCGCGCGCAGGTTTATCAGATTTTGAATTCGATCGGCGCAATGTCAATCGACGAAATTCGAGAAGAAGAGGATCTCATCGGATGAAGCTCACCACACCAATGACAATCACAGCGGCAGATTCAGAATCGCGCACAATCACCGGACGCATCGTGGCATTTGAAGAAGCTGCAAACGCATCAACCGGCAAGGTCGTATTTGCGAAAGGATCAATCGAGCCAAAAGATGTCTTGCTCAATCTTGAGCATGATCGTACTCGCAGAATTGGAAAGCCGCTTTCGATTTCTTTATCTGAAGACGAAATGAGCATCAACGCAACATTCAAAGTTGCTAACACAACAGCGGGCAATGACGCACTCATCGAAGCTTCCGAAGGTCTTCGCGATGGCTTCTCAATTGAACTTGCTGTCGATGATTACATCAACGAAAAGAATGGCACGATGCGCGTTCTTGCAGGAGAGCTCACAGGCGTCGCGCTTGTTTCAGAACCGGCTGTGCGATCAGCAAGAGTCGCTGAAGTCGCCGCAAATGAAGGCGAAGAAGATTCCAAATCCACACCGGAAGAGGATGCAACACCAACACCAACAACAGAAGGAGACGAAGTGGAAAACACCGTCACAGACGCTTCAGCCGTAGAGACGGTCGAAGCCGCACAATCCGTAACAGCGTCAGTAAAGTCTGTCGCTTACTCCAAGCCACGCATCGAGCTCTCAGCTGCAAAGTATCTTGAAAACAAGATCCAAGCTGCAATGGGATCAGAGGATGCTCGTCAGTACATTCTCGCAGCTGATAACACAACCGACAATGCCGGTCTTGTGCCAACTCGTCAGCTCACCGAAGTGATCAACGCACTTTCAACAACTGTCCGTCCATCAATCGATGCAATCTCACGCGGCGCTCTTCCTGACGCCGGTATGACATTCGAGATTCCAAAGATCACAGCTGTCCCAACTGTCGCTGTGGTTGCGGAAGATGGCGAATTCAGCAATACCGATCAGAATTCTGCGTTCTTGAGCGTGGATGTCAAAGCCTTCAAGGGTCAGCAAAAATTTAGTGTTGAGCTCTTGCAGCGCACATCTCCACAGTTCTATAACGAACTACTTTCAAACATGGTCGCGGCAATGGCTAAGGCTCAGGATGCTTATGTGAACTCAATTCTTGTTGCAGGTGCAACAGCTGACGGCACAGGAATCACAACATATCCAACAGCGGCAGAGCTTCTCGGCTTCATCGGTCGCGGCGCTGCATCTGTATATGCTGCAACAGCGGGTCTTGCAAATCCATTTGCTCGCAACATCTTGGCGAATACTTCACAATGGTCGAACTTAATGTCACTCAATGACTCAGGTCGCCCAATCTACAACGAAGTAACTCAGCCAATGAATCAACCTGGTCTTGCAACTCCAACATCACTTCGCGGTCGTGTTGCAGGTCTTGATCTCTATGTCACAGCTAACACAACAGCTACAACAGACACAGATGATTCACTCATGATTATCAACCCTGACGCATACACATGGTACGAAGGTCCAAGCTATCAGCTACGCGCTGAATCAACAGCTGACGGATCAATCACCGTGGGCGTCTATTCATTCGGAGCTTGCGCGACAAAGGTCGCCGCAGGTGCATTCGGAGTAAACAAGTCGTAATCACGACACACTAATCATCGAGCGTCGCGCTCCCGTGGCGCTCGAGTAGTAGAAAGGGAAGAGCTCATGTCAATTGTCACTCCGTCAGAACTTCGTTCTGTGCTAGGCGTGAGCTCTTCTCTCTACTCTGACGCATATCTCCAAAAGGTAATAGACACTAGCGAGCTGACAATTTTGCCGCTTCTCGTCTCTTACTCTTCAGCTGTAACTCATCGCAAAATTGCTTCAAATGTGGCAACCCTTACGACAAACACTCCGCACAATTACATCGTCGGATCAAGTGCGGTCGTCTCAGGCGTGGACGCGACATTCAACGGCACTTACACCGTCACGGTCGTCGATGGCGAATACTCATTTTCTTACGCGAAGACAAACGCGGACATTGCTTTGAATGCCGTCATTCCAAACGGCACAACTTATCTTTCAGGCTACGACGCAGCGACAATCTATGCAAACAATCCCGCCGTGTACGAAGCCATCATCGTCATATCGGTTGAAGTCTTTCAATCGATCACAGCTGCCGGCGGACAAATCGAAGGCATTGATTTCCAAGTGAGCCCGTATCGCATGGGACGATCACTCTTGAATCGTGTCATTGGAATTCTTGGCAAATCTTTGGACACCGGAGCGATGCTCGCATGACAGCATCATCCATCGCGGTCAATGTCCGCGGCACTTTGAAGACAGCTTTGGCGAGCGTATCTGCCAATGTGTACGACTATGTACCGGAAGCTCCAAATGTGCCATTTGCTGCCATCGTGCCGGATGTGCCATATCTTGAGCCAAATCTCATCGGCACTTCAACTCGAGTCAAAATCAATTTCAGACTTACCCTCGGAGTCGCGCCATATTCAAATGCGGCTTCTCTTGACAATATCGAAAGACTCATCATGAGCATTCTTGCGGTAATTCCGCAGGGCTACACCGTGGGAAGCGTGTCAAATCCTGTCCCAATGACTCTTGCAAGCGGATCAGAAATCATCGCTTGCGAGATCCAACTATCAACGCAATACACTCAAACTAACTAGGAGCAATTATGGCAACGACCGTCATCACAGGACGCGATCTCGCATTGACGATCGCGACCGTAAGCTACGACGCACAGGCATCATCTGTCACACTCGAAGCAGATCATGTCATCGAGACATATCAGACTTTGGATGGACGCGCATACAAGGCAATCGATGATTCATGGACTCTCAATGTTGAAATGCTCGCCGATTGGGGCGCTTCAGGATCACTCTGCGAAGCTCTTTGGACAGCGACAGAATCAGCACCAAACACAACTTTGGCTGTATCTCTTACAGCTGCAACCGGCGCGGTCTTCGCTTTCAATGTCTTGCCGACATTCCCAAGCGTAGGCGGCACAGCACCGGACGCTCAAACGGTGTCCCTAGCATTACAAGTCGTAGGAACTCCATCCGAGACTTTCAGCGCATAACCAAACGAACGGGAGCAAATAAATGAAAACAGAAATAACAATTGAATACTTTTCGGGCGAATCTGAATCGTTAATCGCTTCAATTCCGGAATTCGTGAAATGGGAACGCAAGACCGGCTTGAAGGTCACGCAACTCGAAGAAAATATCGGGTTGGATGATCTTCTCTTCTTGGCATATCACGCCAAGAAACGGGAGTTAGCCGGTCAAGCGATAAAGCCATTTGAAGTTTGGTGCGATACCGTGGACGGAATCAGATCGGACAAACCCGAAAACCCAAAAGCTACGCCGTCGGAAGCCTGAATCGAATCATTGTCGAGCTCGCTCTTGCGACACAAATCCCAATGAGCGAGTGGCAAACGGCGGAGCAGATATTCACAGCAATCGAGATCTTGGAGAAGAGACATGGCAAATAAAGCCGGAAGAGGACGATTTGATATCACCGTCGATCCGGTGGAATTTCGCAATCTCATCGGCTTGTTGAATGCTCTCGACAAAGAGACTCAGGATGAAATTAGATCTCAAGCTCTTCCGCTGTCAAAGCGTCTTGCCGGACAGCTTCTTATGTTTAGCCAATCTGCGCCCGCTCCACAGACAAAGCTCGTCGCTCAGACTATTACTCCAAAGCGAGATAGATTGATTCGAGTTGATATCGGTGGATCAAAGAAGGTCGGTCGCAAGTATGGCGGCGAAGCTTCAAAGTCAGGCAAGGGCAACAAGGTACGGCAGCAAGCTGCGCCGGCGGGTGCATTGCTTTGGGGAACAGAATTCGGATCGCATCCGGGACTCGACAGCATTGGGCGTCGATACACAGACAGATTCAAAGCTTCAAAGAATCCGCGCGGATATTGGATCACTCCGGCGGTTGATTTCTATGTGCCAATTGTGGCGCGTGAATATGCTCAGATGGTTCAAGATGTAGTGAAGAAAGCGGGGCTCGACTAATGGCAGGAATTCCAAAGGTCAAGATTACTTTTGACGCTGACTTCGATGAACTCAAGCGCGGCGTCAAAGGTGCAACCGATGAAGTCGAAGGTTTCGGATCTAAGATTGGAAAATTTGGCAAGGCGGCAGGAGCGGCATTTGCCGTCGCCGGCGCAGCTGCGCTCGCGTACAGCGCGGTACTTCTCAAGCAAGGCGTCGAATCTGCAATCGCGGACGAACAGGCACAAGAAAAGCTTGCTCTCACATTACAAAATGTTACAAATGCAACCGACGCTCAAATCAAAGCCGTCGAAGATCAGATCCTTAAGACTTCGCTACTAACAGGCAAGACAGACGATGAGCTCCGTCCAAGCTTTGAACGCTTTGTCCGTGCGACTAAGAATTCCGAAGAGGCTCTCAAGCTTCAGCAAGTGGCGCTCGATGTCTCAGCCGGCTCGGGCAAATCTCTCGAAGCTGTCACCAATGCGATGGCGAAGGCAGCTGAAGGCAACACAGCATCTCTGTCCAAGCTAGGCGTCGGACTCACATCAGCACAGCTCAAAACGATGTCTCTCGATGAGATCACAGCTTCTCTCGCAAATACTTTCGGCGGACAAGCATCCGCACAAGCTGACACATTTGCCGGCAAGATGGCTCGTCTCCAAGTCGCTTTCGATGAAGGCAAGGAGACAATCGGATCATTCGTACTTGATGCAATCACTCCAATGATTGACACCGTCGTGAACAAAGTCATTCCGACAATTTCAGAATTCATCAATTCAATCGGCGGCACGGATGGGCTCAAAGGCACATTCGAAAGCGTCATCGAATTGCTTGTCTCAATCTTTCAGCCTGTACTCGAAGGCATCAAATTCGCTTTCGATCAAATCAAAGACGCGGTCATGGGCAACAAAGAGCAATTCATTGCGCTCTTCAAATTCCTCAAAGACTTCGTCGCGCCATTCATGGGCGGCGTCTTGAAGCTTGCGATTCAGGGAATCGGCATCGCTCTCGGAGTCGTCATCAATGTCGTGGGAACTTTGATTAGCGGATTCCAAACTCTCTTCGGGATCATCAATTCCGTGGTCGGAGCGATCCGCACATTGATTTCGCTTGTGGCTAACAATCCGGCTGTCAAAGGAATCTCGAACGCTATCTCCGGCGCATTCGGTGGCTTCCGTGCAGCGGGTGGCAGCGTTACAGCGGGAAAGGCTTATGTCGTAGGAGAGCAGGGCGCGGAGATGTTCGTCCCTAGCTCGAACGGCACAATTGTGCCAAATGGCGGCATGGGCGGATCTACCATCAACATCACCGTAAACGGCGCAATTGACGCCGAAGGCACAGCGCGGACAATCGTCGATGTCTTGAATCGCTCAAATGCTCGCGGCACTTTGGGCGCGAATCGATTGGCTTTTGTATGAGCATTTGGTCGCCTACTTGGAGCATCGAAATTGATGGCATCGAGTACAAGGATGTGGCTCTTTCAAATCTGACAATTAGCTCGGGCAGAAACGATATTTACACGCAAGCCATTGCCGGATACTTAAATCTGACTTTGATCAATCTTGACGATTCAGGCATCAATCCCACAATCAATTCGGGCGTGACGGTATTTGTAGATGATTCAAATGGCAATCCGGTGGCTCTCTTTGGCGGTTCAATCACAGACATCATTGTGGGCGTTCAATCCGGTGGTTCGATTGGAGTGACTCAAACAATCTCCATCACGGCTCTAGGGGCGCTTTCAAGGCTTCCAAAGGTGCTCACCGAAGGCGTACTATCCAAAGAATTAGATGGCGAACAAATCTACGATGTATTGGCTGGCATTCTTTTTGGATCTTGGAATGAAGTGCCGGCAGCTTTGACATGGGCTGCCTACAATCCAACGACTACTTGGGCAAACGCTGAGAATTCAGGGCTTGGCGAAATTGACGAAGGCAACTATGAATTGACGGCACGAAGCGCTGATGTCACGGACGCTTACTCTTTGGTCGCAGCTTTAGCCAATTCGGGATTGGGCTATCTATACGAGAATGCCTATGGTCAGATTTCTTACGCTGACAGCACTCATCGAAGCTCTTATCTTGCCACCAATGGATACATTGATTTGAGCGCCAATGATGCTTTTGCTTCAGGTCTTCAGCTGGCGACAAGATCCGGCGATGTCCGAAATTCGGTCACAGTAAAGTACAAAAACAATCAACAGGTCTCGGATTCGGAACAAGCTTCCATTGACATTTATGGCGCTTTGGCTCAATCGATTCAAACGACCCTTGAAAATGAAGCCGATGCCATTTCCCAAGCCGCTTTCTATTTGGCGCTTAGAGCTTATCCAAGAGCCAATTTCAATCAAATTTCATTCCCAATTGGATCACCTGAAATTGACGATTCGGATCGGGACAATATGCTCGGCGTCTTCATGGGAATGCCCGTCACAATCAACAATTTGCCGAACAATATGGGAACAAGATTTCAAGGATTTGTCGAAGGCTGGCAATTTCAAGCCGGCATCAATTCACTTACGCTTTCCATGTATCTGACTCCAACCGAATTCTCGCTTCAGGCAATGAAGTGGGATGATGTGAGTGGCGCAGAGACTTGGAACACACTATCAAATACACTTATCTGGGACGACGCATTCATCGTCGCTTAAAGGAGACAGCATGGCAACGACAACGCCGAATTTTGGGTGGACAGTACCCACTTCGACCGATTTGGTCAAAGATGGCGCAACAGCAATCGAGACGCTTGGAGACGGAATCGATGCGTCTTTTGTAGATCTTAAAGGTGGCACAAGCGGTCAAATGCTCACCAAAGCATCAGGCACAGATTTGGATTTTGCTTGGGTCACTCCTGAAATTGGTGACATCACAGCGGTCGTCGCCGGAACAGGTATTTCGGGCGGTGGTACAACAGGCAGCGTCACCGTTACCAACTCAATGGCAACAGCTATTGATGCAAAAGGTGATCTCATTGCTGGAACGGCAGCAGATACATTCAGCCGTCTTGGAGTAGGTTCAAACGGTCAGGTATTGACAGCGGATTCAGCTGAGGCAACTGGACTCAAATGGGCAGCAGGATCATCGGGCGCTTTGACTTTTATTTCTCGCACTACATTTTCAGGCGTTACATCGCAAATCTTTGATTCCGTTTTCACATCAACATACAAATCTTACATGGTAATTATTGAAGGAATCAATGGAACAAATGACGGAGCAGATTTACAGATTCAAATGAGACAAGGCTCGACGACAATCACAAGCGGCTATTATGGAGCATCATGGTCTAGCTCTTACAACAGCGCAACTCAAGCAATCGGAAACAATAACGATTCTTTCTTTACGATTACTCCTGGAAGCGGGTCAAGCGGTGCTCCTGTATCTGCAACGATTTTCTTCAATCGTGTCGGAACTAGCGCAATGCAATGTTCAATTCGTGGAACAGCGATGAATATTTCAGCGGTGCAACAAAGCGCATTTGGCGGAGTTTCTTCAAACACTTCAGCAACATATACCGGATTTCTTCTCAAGAATGAATCAGCAAACAACATCGAAGGCACAGTAGCAATTTACGGATTGGCGACAGCATAATGACAAAAATCGGAATCTATAATCACGAAACAGGCGAGCAAGAAGTTCGCGACATGACAGCCGAAGAGCTGGCAGAGTTAGAAGCTGAACAAGTTATTGCAGAGGCAAAAGCGGCTGAAAGAGAAGCCGCGCTTATTGCTAAAAATGCCATTCTTGATCGCTTAGGACTCACGGAATCAGAGGCTCAATTACTTGGATTAATTCCTACGCCGCCACCGGTGATTTCGGAATGACATATCCAAAGGGCACAGCTGCGCTCGCTCTTGAGATTGCCAAAGCCGAGATCGGCACAATTGAAGAAGGCGACAATCTGACGAAGTATGGCAAATTTACGAAAGCCGATGGTCTGCCGTGGTGCGGATCATTCTGCAATTGGGTACTTGCACAGGCAGGAGTCAAGGTTCACTCCGTCGTCTCCACAGCTGTGGGAGCTCATAAGTTCAAGGAGATTTCACGATGGAGCGAGACACCGGCAATTGGTGATCTTGCATTCATGGACTTTCCACATGACGGAGTCGATCGGATTTCACATGTGGGAATCGTCGCGGCAATCGATGGCAAGTCGATAGTTACCATCGAAGGCAATACATCCGGCAACGGCGATCAGCGCAACGGCGGAATGGTGATGGTTAAGACTCGCACCGTGGGCAAAGAAGTGGTCGGCTTTGGTCGTCCCAAGTATGTGCCTTACAAAGGCGAGTATCCAATCGTCGATGTCCATCCGGCAAAAGGCAAAAAGGAGAAGAAGAAGAAATGAAAGACATTAAAGCAATCGCAGCATCTTGGGCGCGTTCATTCTTAGCGGCGGGAATCGCCGTGTACATGTCAGGCAATTCAGATCCAAAGGCTATCGCCGGAGCAGGGCTCGCAGCTGTGCTCCCTGTCGTCTTGCGGTACTTGAATCCTAACGACACAGCTTTCGGGTCAAAGGGGAAGTGACTCGGGCGCTACTCCGTGCAGCTCTAGCGACGGGTCTTTTGCTAGGGCTGTGCGGTTGCAGCGTTTATCAGGGTTACACCCGTTACGAATGCCAAGAATTTGAAAATTGGGAAAAGCCGGAGTGCAATCCGCCGCAATGTAAAGCGACCGGAGTCTGCACCGAAGACATCTATGGAGAAGATCCGAATGGGTTCACATCAAAGACGACTAACTAACGAGCAGCTGAAAGCTCGACTCATCGTCTTCATCGGAGTCGCTTTGGCGCTCACTTTCATGTTCTCGGTCGCCGGCATGCTTTACGCTCTTATCTTCGTGACTCAGCCGCTTGGGGATCAAGCGCCTAACGATCGAGCATTCATCGAGCTTCTCACGACTTTGACGATATTTCTGACAGGATCTCTCGGCTCTGTACTTGCATCCAACGGACTCAAGGACAAGCCGAAAAGTGGGGAAGACACGCCGAAATCCACGCCTGAATCTTGACGATGTCACACTTTTGCTTCACTCTTTAGGCAGGGAGCGAGATTCGCTTCCATGAACGGGAGCAAATATGTACACATTTCAAGAAGTTGCCATGTGGATGCTATTGGGCATTCTTAGCGGCTTTACAGGCGGTTACACACTAGGACTCAAAGAAGGCAAGCGCGAAGGCTATATCCGCGGCAAGATTGCCGGTCGTAGAAATGCGGAGTACAGAGACTAATGGGATTCCTGGACAATTACGAGACGGTCAATCAAAAGGTCAAAAGACTTCACGCCACTTATCCAACGAATCGCATCGAGACATCGATCATCGATTGGCAGCCTGAAAAAGGCTTCATCCTTATCGAGTGCAGAATCTTTCGTCATTACGAAGACGAGAAGCCGGCGGCTATTGATTACGCGCACGGAATGGTCGGAGCGTATAACGCCCAAATGAAACGATGGTATGTCGAAGATACGGTCAGCTCTGCGATTGGTCGCTGCGCTTCGGTGGTCTTAGGTACAGACGAGAAGCCAAGTCGTGAAAATATGGAGCAAGTCGAGCACATGCCAAAAGCATTTGTCGAGGATGATCCGTGGGCTAAGCCAATTTGGGAAGAAGGATTCACGACAGCCAAGAGCGCCGTTCAAGAGATTGAATCAAAGCTTGGCGGAGAGCTGATCGCTGAGTCTCCAATCTGCGCACATGGGCACATGCTTCTCAAAGAAGGCACAGCCAAGACGGGCAAGCCATACCGCGGACATGTCTGCACCGAAAAGGTCAAGGCAAATCAATGCTCTCCGATTTGGTATGTACTAGCTTCGGACGGCACTTGGAAAGTGCAGCTTTAATCATGGGCGAGATGTACATACAAAAGCCGAACGGCGAATCAATGACATTTCACATCGATGGCACAGTAACGACAGATCCACAGCCAATCTCGATTGATTGGTGCGATAAATGCCAAAGGTGGCAATCGAAGGAATTTGGGCGCTATCAAGAAGCTGACGGAATCAAAATCATGTGGTTTTGTGAGGCATGCAAATGAGGATGAAGATATCGCATGAGCAAGAATGGGATGCAGCTCGCGTCGCCATCGAGCGAGTGGAAGAGATTGACGGTCATCCGGATCATGCAAGCCGATACAACAAACAATTGAATTTCCACGATTACATTCTTGAAGTGGCTGAGTCGATTGGAGCTGAATTTGCTGTGGCGAAGTATTTTGGCATTCAAGACTTTAATCCAAGAGCTTCTCGATTTAAGCGAACAGCCGATGTCGGATCAATCATCGAAGTCAAATGGACGAAATACGACGCCGGATCACTCATTATCTACGACAGCGATCGCAACACAGACATCGCCATCCTTGTCACAGGCAAGAGCCCGAATTATGTGCTTAAGGGTTGGATTCCGGTGGCAATTGCTAAGAATCAGAAATGGCGCAGACGCGATCAACCGACTTATTGGGTCGATCAATACAACTTGCACCCAATTGAGAATTTGAGAAGGAGTTCACATGGAGAAGCTACGCTTCCAATGCAGGGTTGAAAAGAAAGTCACAGATCACGCCGTCTTTCAAAATGAAGTGCCACTTGGCGACGATGTGGTGCTTGTGCAATGTCTAGGCTGCGGGATCATGGGAGTCAATCAGAAAGAGGACGCAAAATGATGTTCAAAAGAAAAGTCAAAGAATTGCCGAAACGAGAAATTGAATTTCATGTCAATGTTGTCGGAGCTGAAGCATTGCACATCAAACGCACGGGAACTTACATTCTTGAAGTTGATACATTGATGAATCGTGAATCGGTCAATGACATCTTGAAGACATTACGCCAACAAACTGGTGCAAAATGGATCTTGATGCAAGGTGGCGCAAAAGTCAGAAAATGCTCTTGTCATGGCTGAATATGACTTTAGATGTGAAGTGTGCGGCAAGACAAAGACGGTCACTCGATCGA